ACGGAACCGAGATAGCGCCGCCGGCAATGGTGTTGACGATGGCGAACCGGTCGGCACTGACCAGGAACTGGCTTTGCAGGCCCGCTGCGGTGTTCTCGATGCCAAGCCCGATACCAGCCGCAACGTACTTGCCGTCGGCGGTGAGCTGCATCTTTACCGACCACATAGTCGAGAGCTTTCCGCTGGTATCCGCGTAAGCGGTTGAGGTCTCCTGTATCGCTGCGGTGTTTTCTCCAACCTTTACGTTGACTTGGGTGATCGCTGTGGCAGTGGCTTCCTTGTCGGTTGCAACGGTTTGCCGCAGATCCGTCACGGAGGCCTCGTTCTCGCCAACCGCAACCGTGAGCGTGGATATCTTCTGAGCGGTCGCCAGATTCTCCGATGCCCTGACTTTCTCCTCGTTTGCAATTGCGGCTGTGCTTCCCCAGCCCTTTAGGGCGTCGGCAAGGTCACCCTCCCCGTCATCTTCGCGATAAGCAGCTCGAAGTGCCTGGAAGGCGGTGGCCTGGGCGGTGACAACTCCGTCGATTTCCGTGATATCGGCGGTGTTAATTGTGACCTGCTGCGCCAGTCCATTGGCCGTCTCGATCGACTGGCCGACATCCAGCCAGAAATCCGTATTGGGCGGCGGCGTGTTGATCGGAACTTCTTCGGTAGCCTGATAAATGCGCCCGTCCTCGACCACCATCTGTCCTGGCTGATACACCTCGGCCGGTTTATAAGCGGACAGGCCATCGAGGGAATCGATCTGATCCTGAAGCCCTGGAATCTTGTCGATTTCGTCGATAATGTCCTGGCCCAGCTCAGTACGGCCCACCTGCCCCGCAATTAGCTGAAGCACTGGCGATGCGTCAGCACTGGACTGCCCCTGTACGCCGATCCCTACCGGATACCATGGACCGATGTTGCCGATCCGATCCACCAGGCGCGCCCAGAAGTAGAAGGTCACCCCAGCGGCCAAGCCAAGTAGGGAGAAGTCACTTTGAGGGTAAGCCAGGTCGGTGAGCTTGGTCGATGCCTCCTGGTCGGTGGTTGGGCCGTACCAGATTTCGGTTCGCTGGGTGTCTTCGGCGCCAGCGGGGAAGCCCCACTTCAGGTAGATGCCGAACAGCAACGGACTTGCCGTCAGGAACGAAACCGCCGGCGGCAAGCCCTCCTTGCCCGAAAGGTTGGTCAGTATCGAGTTGCGCCAGATCGACGAGATGTCAAAGGCGCTCACCGCTCGGACCCTGGCCACGTAGGCGCCGGCGTATATTCCCACAACGTCCACGCCGGTTGATCCGGTGCGCTGGAGCTTGATCCAGTTCCCGCTGTCCTTGCGCCATTCCACGTCATAACCGACGGCCCCTTCAACAGCGGGCCAATTGATGGTCATGGTAGCGACGGCCAGTCCTTGGGACACGACAGAGTTCGACGTCAGGGTGACGCTCGCCGGCGCCGGAACGACGGTGATCGGGATAACGCTGATCGGCCGGTCTTCCAGGCGCGCACCTGTGTCGATGAATGCGAACTTGCTCGGCTCGTACTGCAAAGCGCTGATTTCGAAGTCGCCCTCGGTGGTGCGCCTGGTACGCAGGACTCGATACAGCGGTATCGCCAGATCGTCGGCATCCAGGGCCCACTGAAGCTGAGCCCGAGGGGCTTCGCTGTAGGCGACTGTCACAGTAACTGCACGGCCAGCCACACTTTCAACGGTGCGCCCTTCGGCCCGTCCATCAGGCAGGTTGATGATCAGCCGGTCGCCCGGCTTCGCCAGTGTGTCGCGATCCAGGGTAATGACGCGACCAGCGGCGGCAGAGATTCGCCCGCCAATCTCACGGCCGGCCAGCAGCGAGTCCGCCACTGGGATGATGTGGCCCGGGAGCGGGATTACGCCCTCCATGCCGGTCTTGAAGGTGACGGTGCGGTCCAGGTTGTTGCTCAGGATCGCCCACTTGCCCCGGCGCTGGGCCTCGGATGCACGGGTGCAGCCAATGGCGCTCAGCTCGGTTGGACGGTCGCCGTAACGGCGCTGAAGATCCAGGTCCGAAAACGGAATGACGTCAGTGTCGTAGTTGTTGGCCGGGTTGTCATAACTCACAAGGGCACGGGTGTACCGGGTCTTCGCCGAGGCGCTGCCGTAGGAGAATTTCCCGTCGATGACGTTCGCCCTGGTGAAGACGTAGTCGTAGTCCTGGGCACGCGGCATGTCGGCCTGCATGATCAGCTGGCCCTGGGCCCAGTAGGTCATCCCTCGGTAAATGCCTGAGATATCCCGCAGCAACGTCCAGGCGTCGGCCTTGCCTTGCAGGTTCATGTCACAGAGGAAGCGCGGCTCGGTCCCACCCAGGCCATCAGGAACAAGCTGGTCGCAATACTGGGCGATCCGGTATAGCTCCCACTTGTCGACCATGAACGTCTTGATGCGCTTGCCCAGGCCGAAGCGGTCCTCAGTGCAAATACCGTACGTGATCCAGGCCGGGTTATTGGTCCAGGCCTGCTTCATGGTGCCGTCCCAAGTGCCGGTGTAGGTGCGGGCGATTGGGTCGTAGTTGCTCGGCACCTGCCATTTGCGGGCCTTGCACTTCACGGTGACGGCAGGGATGTTGGTGAACTGCTCGGCGTCGAACTCGATGTACAGCAGCGCGGTGTTCGGGTAGCGCAGCTTCGCGTCGATCACCTCGGTGAAGCCGGCGATCAGCATCGTGTCGGCAATCTTGTTGCTGTTCTGGTTGATCGTCAGGCGGCGGACTCGGATTTGCCAGCCGGTGGTGGCCTCGGGCAGGTCAACACGGTTCGAGCGCTCGTAACGGGTGGTGGTCTTGCCATCAACGGCATCGGCCAGCACCTGCTGATAAGGCCCGCCGTCGGTAGATACGTCGATGGCATACTCGATCCGGTAGCCGCCGATATTGCCTTGATCATCCTGGCGCTGGAGCGCGGGCCAGGCGAAACGCAGGCGCACGGCGGACAATTGGATGTTCGTGACCGACCGGACCCACGGCGCATCGCTGCGTAGCTCAACATTCAGCGAGCTTTCGTTTTCAACCGACGGGATCCCTGGGATGTAGGTCTGATCAACCGAGCCCGAGCGCCAGTCCCACTTCACGTTCGGGAAGTTGACGTTGCCGCTGGCGTCGTTGATCGGCGTGTTGTCCAGGTAGATGTCGGCCGCCGTCGGCACGCCTTCGAATTCGCCCTCGCCCACAGCGATGAGGATCTTCGCCAGGTTCGTCGAGCGCAGGCTGTCGCTGGCTTCCTTCGGCGCTTTCGGCTTGCTGCTGCCGCCCTTCTCGCCGTGGATATCGATCTTGCGTGCTGCGCCCATGCTTTCCTCCAGGCGAAAAAAAACCGCCTCATGGGCGGCCTGCTTGCTGCTGTGTGGTTACGCTTTGTCTTCGGCGTAGATCGATGCGGAGATGATCATCCCGCCCCACCGGCGTTCGCCGATGCAGATCGGGACTGGGTTGCCGCTGGCCGTGGTGTTCTTGGCGCTGCCGAAGGCGTAGGACGGCGCGTTCTCGGGGGAGGAGCTGGTCTTGAGGCCAGAGGCCTGGGGGCTGAGCATTTGGATGACGCCGCCGGCGACGAGGGCAATGCCCACCGGAGCCAGGGCCTGAAATCCCGGGATGAACGAGGCGGCTATGAGCACTGCCCCGACAATTGTCTGAAGCAGCCCGGCGCGCTTACTACCCGAAATCACCGGAACAATCCGAATTTCCTCGGCGCCACCCAGCGCGAACTCTTTTTCCGCGACATTCCTCCGGTTCCGAAAGATTGCGAACCTCATGCCCCGGCGCTCAAGATCCTTGATAGCAACGTCGAAGCCATCAAGCGTGCATTTCAGTGCTTTGAATGCCTCGCCTACCGACTTGCTTCCAAGCTCGCGACGATGGACGCGGCCAAACAACTTGATGAGCGGCCCCGACAGCAGGATGGTGGTCATTTGATTGCTGCAATTAATCGCTGACACGGTTTTCTCCGGGCATGAAAAAGCCGCCCGGAGGCGGCTTGGTGTACTTCATTCGTTTACAGACAGCCTCTCACTGCCTGCTCCATATCGCCCCGCCCATATCCCGGGGCCCAGGCCATGCGCTGGTACAGCTTCACAGCACTGCCTTTGGACGTCTTGCGGATGCTCAGCAATTCGTCTGTCATGTTGTTGGTCGCCGCGATGAGCCGATAGCCATACTCCGTCTCGGACATGGTCACGTCGCTGCGCGCGTCCTGCCACCTCGGGAGGACGCAAAGCGCGTAACGCTTCGGGTCCTTCGCTGTGCTGGCTGAAATGCTTGGATCCTTTGACTCTAGGTCGCCCGGGGAAACACACCCCGCCAGCAAAGCAACAGCTACCGCGCCTACGAACAATCTCATGGGGTCACTCCTGTGGAAGATGGCGCCAAGATATCACTTGGCGTCCTTGTGGCGCAGCACAAGCCTGGCGCGCGCAGCCCACGGACCACCATAAATGATGATTTCGCTCGGGCGGCCGTAAAGGTGGTGCAGCAGGAAAGGCCCGGGGCCGAAGGTTGCGGCGTCCTCACCGGGCAGCGCGGGATCGGCACCAAGGAAAATCCCAGCATGGTTTGGATAAACCGTCCGGCCCACCTCCATCACGATCATGTCGCCGCGCTGTGGCTGGTCGACTCGGTAGAATCCGGCGGCCTCGTAGTTCGCCTCGTACAGGCTGGCGTTATCCTTGCTTTCCCACCAGCCGTCGGCGCGCTTGAAGGCTTCGAACTCAAGCCCCCACTCGCGCTTGTACCAGTCGGCGCAGACTTGCCAGCAGTCCCAGGCACCATGGACGAATGGGCGCTTGAGCAGCGGCGTCTCGCCGGTGGGCACCACTGTCCGCAGGTCGCCCTCAGGCCAGCTCAAGATGTGCCAGGGCAAGCCGGTCGCCTCGCACATCGCCAAGTCACGCGGCGACGGGCGGCTGGTGGCGTCCGGGTGGGAGTGAACGATGCCGATCACTTCGCCCAGGTCTTCAGCGGCGGCGTAATCCTCAGGATCTATGCGGAACTCCTCGCTCGGATCGGTCGCGGTGTTCGTGCATGGGAAGTACTTCTGCTTCCTGCCCAGAGCCAGCAGCAGCCCGCAGCACTCTTTCGGGTACTCGGCCGCTGCGTGCGCCTGGATCGCGCTCAAGATGTGTTTGCGCATGGTCAGCTCCGGGCGATCAGGGAAACGGCGGGGAAACCGCCGAATGGCAGGGCGTTGCCCTCGCCGAAGCGCGGGATGCATCCCCGGCCCAGTGTGGCGTCACACTCGTCCAGTTCCGGGTTGTCCGTCACGACCCCGTCCTTTGTCACGTAGGGGCCGGTGTATCCGCAGTTCGGCCCCCGATACCCGCCAGTGAGGCACCAATGGCACAGAGTCGTGGCCTGGCGCCCAATGGACTCGCCGCCCACGTCGCCTGGGCTGGCGAGCTCCCATGTGACCGTCTCCCCGTCCTCGTTCGTCTTCTGGTCGATGTACCAGACCTCGATCGTCTCCTGGGTTGGGTCTGCCGTTGGGTTGCCGCCGGGGAAGTTCTCCGAGTCGAGGTACGTGCCGAGCGTGTGCCGCATGGTCAACTTGAACTCGAGCAGGTCGTCGAAGGCCAGGCACAGGGCCGTGATCCGGCCATTGACGTTACCCACCGACAGCGTGGGGCGAACCGCCGTTCCGTCGCCATTGGATTCGATGCCGTCGATCTGCATCGGCCAGGCGCCGTACTCGTTGCCCTGCCAATAGATCGGCTTGGCCGGCAGCTCATCGGCCGCGGCACCGGCGGCGATCAACTCAGCGGGCGTGTGCGGAATCGCGTGCCCGTGGAAGCGCAGGATGTCCGCACCGTAGTCCGACCCGTCCAGTTCAAAGAGCAGCACTTCGCTGCCAGGCTCGAGAGCCTGGATGTCACTGATCAGCGGCATGTTTGCCCCTTATGGTTGGAAGGCCCGGGTGAATGTGGCCGTGAGCTTGAAGACTCCGCCCCCAACGGGGGTTGGAGTAGGGTTCACGCAGGAAAATAGGCCAAGCTGCCCCATCGGCGTGGTCCAGAGGAAAGCCTTGACGCCGGCGTGGCGGTCGAGAAAGTCCATGATCTCTTGCACCCTGGCCTTGGACCCGGTGTAGGTGATCGGATAGGAGTCTTCCTTGTTGTTCGGCCCATCGCCGGCGATCTGCTTATAGCCATTGCCGAACTGCGCGGTGCGCACCCGATAGGTAATCTCGGGCGCGTCTCCGTGCTGGGTAGGCCATGTGAACGTTTCGATAGCCATCAGCCCCTCCCGTTGATAACGCGCCAGATGGCGCCGCCTGGTTGCAAGCCTCGGGCGATTGCTGTTTCGGCTTCAGTCTTGGCCGCTTGCTGAATGCCTTTGCCCAGCTGCGTTGTGTCTTCCGTGGTCGTGACGCCGCCGTCACCCGTAGTCTGGACAGAAACCGCGACCGGGAAGTTGTAGACGTTGCCGCCGCCACTCCCTCCGCTGCTGATGGCTCGGACGCCAAGTTGGCCGCCGGCGGTACGGGTCAGCGGCATGATCGCCTCCTCCCCCGCCTCGCCCATTACGCCAATCCCACCGCCAGCCATGCCGAACGCTGTCGGCTTGCTGACGATCGAGTTGGCGAAGGCTGCGCCGTTGGCAAACATCTGCACGCCGCCCGACCAGGCGCCACCCTTGGCCTGAATGCTGCCCGGGGTGAAGCCTGATAGGTCGCCGGAGTACCCGGCCTGGGTTGAGCCAGCAGATGAAGCGCCGCCACCGCCAAGCCATGCGCCGAGAGCGCTGCCGGCGATGCTGGACAAGATTCCTGAGGCTGCCTGCCTGGTCGCGATCCGCGCCATGTCCGCCAGAATCGACTTGGTGAAGTCCGCAAACGAAAACTTCCCGGTCATGGCGAAGTTGACGACCGAATCTTCCATGGAGCTGAAGGCGTTGGTGAACAGGTCCCGCGTCTGCCCGGCGACGTTGCGCGCGCTTTCCAGGTAGTTGCTGAATGCCGAGGTCGCACCTTTGCGCCAGTCTCTTTGCGCCTCCGACATCTGCTCGTAGTTGCTGAGCACGGTTTCGCTCAGGTCCTTCTCGCTTTTGTTGATGGCGTCCAGCTTGGCCTGATATTCCTCGGCGCTCATGTTGCGCGATGCGTCGGCCTTGTCGCGGGCCAAATCCAGGCGCTGCTGGTTGGCTCGGTCGGCGATGCCGTTGAGTTCGCCATTGATGGCGTTCTCCCGGTCACCCCGACCAACACCATCAGCCGCACGACCGCCAGCGCGCCGCAGGGCGACGTTCTGCTGGTCCAGAGCATCGGTGTAGCTCTTGATGGCCTGGGCCTGCTTGGCGAGCCTGCCCTGTTCGTTGGTGGCGATGACTTCGAGTTCGCTATCGGCCTCCTTCTGCGCCTTGACCATGTTGGCCCGGGCGTCGGCGATCTTCTGGTCCAGTTGGATGCGCTGGTTGGCCGAAGTGCTGGCCTTGCCCTTCGATGCTTCAAGGGCGTCGATCTCTGTCTGGTAGGCCGCCGTGACCTCGTCCCGCTCGTTACCGATCAAAGCCTGGCGCTTGAGCAGGTAGTCTTCCTGACTGACCAGGCCGGCCTTTTGCGCCGCCTCCAGTTGCTTTTGGGCGTTCTTATACTCGCCGAGGATCAGCGAAAGCTGGTTCTTCGAGTCGTTGAACTCGGTCAGGTTGACGGCAGTTGTCGCCGCCTTCGGGTCCTTGTTCTTGTCCTGGATGTTCTGGATCGTCTTCGTGACGACAGCTTCCTGGACGAGCGGATCGTTCGGATTGGCCTTGCGCAGCGCCTCGACGTCCCGCTTGTACTCCTTGATCAGTTTGTTGCGTTTTTCCTCGTTGGTGAGGTTGGAATCGCTTATGGACTTCAGGCGGATGCTTGCGTCGATGCCGTCGCGATCAATCTTCGCCCGGTCGCCCTGGGACTTGCTGTTAGCGTCGATCTGCGTCTTTTCGCGCTTAAGTGCCGCGATCTGGCTTTCGATAAACTTAGTCGACTGGCTGCCCGCGCCCAAATCGTCGGGAAACAGCTGCGCCAGGATCCCGTCCTTGCGTCCAGCGACGATCTTTTCCAGATTGGCGATCTGGCTGTCGATCGACCGAGTGCGACCGACATCCAGCGTTGCGTCAATCGCCTCGGAGGCGGCTGATTTGATCTTGCGCCACGCCCCCTCAATCAAGCCGAGGTTGGCAGTGACTTCGCCAGTCCGGGACCGAATCGTCTCGGCATAGGTGTCGGTCAGTAGATTGGCTGCGCCAATGGTGTTGCCCTGTTCCTTCAGGGCCACGATCTGGGAGTACACCGAGGCTGTCAGGAAGTTGTACTGATCGTTCAGCTCCTTGGCCGCCGCCACCGGGTCTTTCGCGATCTTGGCGAACTCGGCGACGGTCTCGTCGATAGCGCGACCAGCGTCCTTTTTCATCAGCAGCGCTGCTTCAGTGATTTCCTCGAAGCTGCTGCTCGCGATCCTTCCGTTACCGGCCAGCTTAGCCAGAACCTCTGCCGCTGCACCAGTGGTGCCAACGGTAGCCGATACCTGGTCAGCCATCGTGCGCAACTGGTTTGCGCTGGTGCCCGCCGCGTTGCCGGTGAAAATGATCGCCTTGTTGTACTCGTCTGCCTCCTGGCTGCCTTTGTAGTAGGCAAGGCCCAAAGCGGCAGCTGCGGCTGCAGCGAGCGTGAAAGGGTTAACAAGGCCAAGGACATAGCCGCCCAATGCTTTCGCAGCCGGGCCTGCACCGCCGAACATATCCTTGAGCTGTCCACCCTGCTGCAAGAAGACTGTTAGCGGCGCCTGCCCGCCTTGCAAGGATGTGACAATGTCGGTGAATTGCGCAGGCACCCCGCGCAAGGCGTTCTGCAACTCCTTCGCAGACATCTGAGACTGCACAGCGGTCTTGCTGAAAACGCCGAGCCCTGCTGCAGCATCAGCGCTCTGCTTTGCGATCTGGCCGAATACCGGCGTACCGTTACCAGCCCATGCGCCCAAGCCTTTCATGCCCGAAGACATGAACGTCAGTTTGGTGCCTGAGTCGAGAAAGGCGGCGCTCGCATCTTTCGTCGTGCTGGTCAGGGATGCCAGCCACTTCTCGGCCTCCTTGGTAGCCGACAGCGACTTAACAAAGGATCCATTTTTGATCGAGTTCTCTAAAGAGAACATGCCCGCCGCGGCTGCGGTGGTTCCACCATAAAGCTTGCGAAACGCCTCGGCGGAGGCGTCAACGTCCTTGGCTTGATCCTTGATCTTCGAGGAAGATCGTTTTGTCGATTCCTCTAGCTTTTCCGCTCCGGCGGCAACAGAGCGGACGGATTTCTCCGCACGGCCACCTGCCGCGGTGAGCTTGTCGAGGTCAGAGCTCGCCTGCGCAGCATCGGTCGAGTCGACCTTGATGCCGAGTTCAGCAATAGAAGTCATGCGGGCTCCGTTATTTCGATTCGCTCATCACGAGCATGGCTTCTGCTTCCATGACACGGATGTCTTGAAAGGCTTCTGAGAGTTCGCGCCGCTTGATGCCCAGCATGCTGGCGACCGGTGGGAGAGCGTTGTAATCCAGGCCAGAGGCCCCGCCCATACCGGTGCGCCACTGCGTCGACATCGCTTCGAAGAGGCGGAAGGCTGGCCAGTTGTCCGGCCAGACCTCGTACTCTTCATCCGGGATATCGGCTAGCGTCATGCCGAAGGCCGCCAGGTCCGCCTCGGACGGCCCCGGCTCGTACATGACGCGGGCGGCGGCTATCAGTTTCCCAGGCGGGCCGGGTTGTAGGCGCTATGGTAGGCATCCAGAACGGCTTGAGGCGCGCCAATGCAAGTAGTGACCAGCGCCGCCAGGGATTCATCCGAAAGCTTCTCGTCAAAGGCCCAGCCCGCAACGATATCCCGGAGTTGGGCTACTTGAATGCCGATCTCCGACGCTGTTGCCTCCTGCCAGCTCAAGCCATCCTCCTTGATCTTGTTGGCATGCTCGTCGCGTGCGCTGCTCCATTTGTCGAAGAGTGCAGAGAGGGCCAGGCGGTCCAGGTACTTGAACTCGAACTCCACCTCTTCAGGCTTGCCGCCAACACGGGGGATAGCGACCTTCGTCTTGAAGGTCGGGTTCTGGGAAATCTTGATCTTCGCCATGGGTTACACCACCGCCGAGTAACGGGTTGGGCGGCCGGCCAGCGACAGACTGATAACGCGGGTCATCAGGTTGTTGCGAGACAGGGCCGGGGTCGACGTAATGGTCACGTAGGCGTTGTAGAGGATGCTGTCGCCGTTCGGCAGGTTCAGGCGAAGCACCCGCGTGGACTTGTCTTCATCAGCAGCTTCAACCACGGCCACGTACGCCAGTGCCGGGTCATCGGCCACGGTTACGGACATGCTGATCGGGTTCTTGGTGGTCGGGATCTGGCGGTCATCGTCGTCAGCCAGGAAGCCGAAGGTCAGGAACTGCTGGTCGCCGCCGCTGGTGGTAACGTCCGTGATTTGCGAGATCTCGACAAAGCTGGTCACTTCACGAACCGAGCCGATGCCCGAGCCAGCCGGGTATGGCTGCAGGTTGGTGGTGTTGATATTTTCCAGCGCGAAGGTGCCACTCAGGCTGTCCGAGACGCGGGCGGCGCGATCATTCAGGCGAGTCCAGCCCGAGGTCACGGCGAGGATGTCGCCGTCGGCCAGGCCGTGCGCAGCAGCAGTCGCCACGGCCGGGTTTGCGTTGCTCAGCGCCGTCACCGGGATGGCGGTGCCATAAGCCGCAGCGATTTCAAGGGTTGCGCCGTTGGGGAGTCGAAAGCCCATGGTTGTGTTTCCTCTGTGCAGAAATGACAAAACCCGCTCAATGGCGGGTTCAGGGGTTGCCCAACGGGCGAATTAGTTGGTGTCAGCTCGATACTGGAACGAGGCGGACACCGTGAAGGTGTTGCCGTCTGTAATGCCTGGGCCTGGCGCAACCGGAGTCATTACCAGGGCGATCAGGCCACCGCGCGGGATGCGCAGATTCAGCGTGAACAGCGCGGCCAGCTCGTCGACGATGCTGCTCGCCTCGGTCCGGTACTTGCCGGAGGGTGCCACGATGTTGATCTGAAACACGCCGGCATACAGCCGGTGATCGTCGCCCAGCGTGTTGCTTGCAGTTGTCGCGGGCAGCGTGAAGGCTCGCAGGTACGTCTCAGCAGCGCCGGGTGTGTAGGTCTCGTTCTCCACCACCACCTTTAGCGGCTTGGTACGGACCTTTGCCCAGGCCAGCAGGCGCGACTCGAAGGCCGCGGCGATGATGTTGTGTGACATCAATCCACCTCATAGGCGAGCGCCGGCGACACTCCATGCAAGCTCTGGGATCGATGGCAGGAGGCGCACTCATGAAGATATTGCGCGGGAAATGAGAGCAGCACGGGTGAGTTTTCCACCTGCACCAGTCGTCCACCGCACTCGCAAAGCGTGTATCGCATGACCGGTCGAACCGGCACGTCTTCGTATTTCATACCTGGTTGTTCCTGATGGCTTCTTCGACGATCTGCTGGAAGCGTGCGAGCGTGATTTGCACCATGCCGGCCGGCGCCTGGTCGGAATGTCCGTATTCGAGCGGCACGCCGTACACCAGGTTGTTGACAATGTAGGCGACCTGCCCAGCCTCAAGCCTGCTGACCTCGGCCACCAGGGCGGCAATGGTCTCGTGCCCGGCCTTGTCGAAGGTATCGATGCTCTGGTTGGACGGCGCGCCCACGGTGAACTGCCAGTTACCCTTGAAGCGCCCAGTGTCCACCGGTGACAGGCGGATGACCGAGGTGCCGATCTCGATCACCACCTCGCGGAACACGTCGTCGATCGCTTCCTTCGCTTGCTCAGCGAATGCCGCAAGGCTCTCCGCAAAGCTGCCCTCTTGGCCGCCGTAGCGGCTGGTCATGTGATTCGCCATTACTTGCGCACCTGCAGTTCAAAGCCAACCGGCAGACCGGCGAAGTTCCACGGAGCAACGGCTATCACCGTGTAGACCGTGCCATCAAATGTGATTTTGTCGTTGTTCTGCGGCGCTGGCATGTCTTCGCCGGTCAATTGAACCGGCGACACCAGCAGCTTCACGTCGCCGCGCACGATCAGCGTTCCGTCGATGTAGTGGTTGTCGTACTCCTCGCGAAAGCCGGAGCCGTTCACGACCAGCTCGCTGGGGGCAGGCGGCGCGTCTGGGTCGTATTCACCGACGATCTCGCGGCGCAGGACCAGTTCGAGCCCTTTCCCGCCCTTGCTGCGGGGCGCGAGCATGCGCGTGGCTGTCGCTTTGGCGCGGTCATAAATGTCTGGCATCACTTCCGCCTTATCTTGTAGATCGCCGAGCACCGGCAATTGGCTCGCTCACTCCACCCCGCACCCAGGCTTGAGTCGCCCGGGTGGCGCAACAAAGCGCCGTTCGGGCTCTGGAATGGCTGATCCTTCTGCACTTCCTGTCCGCCCATCACGGAATGGGTGTGCCGCACCTTCTTGTCGCCACGGTCGCGCCAGGTCTTGGTGACCCAGTCGCGGTCCAAGCCCTGCGCGATCAACTGCTCGTAAACCTGATCGCGGCCGGCGCCGAATGCCTCAAGCGCTTCAGCCTTCGAAAGCATCTCGGCATAGGTCTTCATCAAGCGCTCGGCATACCTGCCGGCGATCTTATCCACGTCCGCCTGGGCGACAGGCTTGCCGGCTGCGATAGCGCGATTCACGATGCCGTCGAATCGGCGATCGCGGCGAGTGCGCTGGAGATACTTACGCATCTCGTCGGGATTTCCGCCCAGCAGCTGCTCGCGAGCATTGATCACGAATTGGGCGTAGTTGCCAGGCAAGCCGACAACCCCGCCAGATCGCGCGCCGGTCTGCGCGCTGACCCTACCCAGTAGATCCAGGGCGGCTTGCCGAGGACTTCTGGTAAGTGGGGTTGCTCCGACCTCAACCTGCACCGCTGGAGTGCCGACCACCTGCCGACGCGACCCCATCACTGCACGTATCGCCTCGCGGACATTCAGGTCGGCGTCCCGGCGAATCACCTCGGTCTTGGCTGCCAGCCACTGCTCCAGCTCGGGCTTGCGGGCGTCGAACTCAAACCGGCCCAGGTCTTTGGGAATTGCGATGGCCTTGATTTCGAACTTTGCCCCAGTCAGGTAGACGCTGCGGATCAATTCCAGAAATGCAGCCATCGCGCCCATGCTGAGCAGCGCGGCCAGTCCGTTTTCGTCTTCCTCCGCAATGAGGCGTTCTACTTCGGCAACCGTTGCTGCGCTAACCACCAGCTTTACCTGAGCCAGGTAAGCCTGCTGCATCGCAGGCTCCATTCCTTCTATGGCCTGGATGATCTGCGCCGGGGTCATACAACGAACACCGCAGGCAACGTGTAGCGGGCCGCCAGCAGAGGGGCGATCATCTCGTCGATGATGCTGATCACCGGGCGGACAGCCGAGGCGCCATCTACGCCAACCGAAACCGCGAACTCTTCTTCAATCGGGCCAACCTTTTGCCGCTTGACCGTCGAGGACGCCACGTAATCAGGGCTCAGGCTTCCGGGCTCGACCAATTCGCGCAGGGCGGCTTCATAGGTGGCCTGCTCGATCTCGATGGGCACCTGGTCCGCCGGGATGGAATTGCCTTCGTAGTCGTACGCACCTGTGCGCGGCCACTCCCTGGCTTGCCCTCTGCCCTCGGTCTTCACCCCGGGGAACAATGACTGCCACACACCAGAAGCGAGGAGCTTCCGGTAGCGGCCGTCGATGTATACCGATGCCCTGATCAGCGCGGCCTGCTTCGCCACTTCATCGCCAGCCCAGGCGGTATTCGCGCGCGCAGCGTGATAGGCGTCGGCGGCTGCGACGGTTCCGTAAAAGTCAGGCATCGGGATATCTCGAATAGGTGGAGCGACCAGCGCTCCGGGTTTTGCGGGGGATTACTGAACAGCGGCCAGCTTGGCTTTCAGGTCTTCCAGGCTGTCTTTCTCGCCGAACTCAACACCCTTCGCGGTCAGCTGGCTGGTCACGTCGTCGCGCTCTTTGGCTGCCAGCGCTTCGTCCAGTTTCTTCTGAAGGGTTTCGGTCTTGCTATTGCCGGCGGCATCAATGCCCAGCTCTTTCAGCTTGGCGAACAGATCGGCGCGCTCGTCGCCATCGCCAGCAGGCGCTTTGCCTTCCACGCTCAGGAAGGAGAGGCGCGAAGCCCCTTTGTGCCCTTCCGGAGTGAGTTCTACGTCCTTGGTCTCACCCGGCTGGATGAACACGACGCCCTGGGCGGTGTGAACGCCTTGCAGCGCCTTTGAGTTGTTGGTCACTTTCATGGCGACCTCCTATCAGGCTGCTGGTGGGGTGATTTCGTCGAGGTACGCCATGGCGCCCGGCAGACGGACTTCAGTGCCGCCGGTGCGAGCGATGATCCCCGTTTCGAAGCCCATGATGGACTTCTGGCGCGGGGCCAGGACGCGGCGCGGCATCGGCAGGTGGAAGCGAACCACCTCAGGGTCCTTGCGGTACGCGACAAGTCGGCCACCGCCATCGGACGAAGCATTGCGGGCTTCACGCAGTGGCGCGATGTCCAGAGGAAGACCGGTTTCAGCCGTGTAGATGTTGTTCTTCCGGACGTACTCCAGCACGGTGATCATGCCGTCACCAGCACCAAGGCGCGCGGTGGCGATGTAGCGGAACGCATCGGGCGGCAGGCGCAGCGTGTCGGCCCATTCGACTTCGCCGGTATTGGTCCGGATCGAACCGAGCACACCGTTGATGTCGGCCATGATCTGGTCAACAGTCTTGGTCGACCAGTAGGTCGAACTACCGGTACCAGTGGCAGCCGCATCGACGCGCGATACGTTGGCGTCGTTCAGGAGGCCAGTCCAGCGCTTCTCGGTGCTCCCGACGAAAGCGATTGAATTCAACAGGCGCTCCACCTTGTCGGCAGCGGAATCCGCCTTGGTGCCGCTGAGGTTGATGCCGTACAACTGGGCCTGGTTCACTTCTTCCAGGTTCCACTCCCAGCCGGAGCCGATCATGGCGAAGTCGTGCGAGGCTTGATCGTGGGTCGCGGAGTTGAAAGGCATGTCGGTGCCGGAGCCCGACAGGAACTTCGCCTCACCAGCAGTATCGACGGTGAAGAAGGTTGTACCGATGGCCCACGGAGCACCCTCGGTCACAACCGGGATGCTTGCCGAGTAGTTGAACGCCGGATAACGGCGCGTGTAAATGCGGGTCTCGATGGTCCGGCCCTGGGCCAGAACAAACGGGAACGCCGACTGCGCGTCTTCGAAAGCTTGAGGCATGTTAAGCGCTCCGATGTTTGAGGGAGATTTCGACGATGTCGCCGTCAGCACCAGTGGTGTCGAAGAAGGCGCCAGGAATCAGCACGGCGCCGGCGGCGGCAGTCGTCACATAACGATTGGTGGCGGCGACGTAGTACACGTCGTCACCAGGCACTACCGCGGCGCCGGCGGTGACGTACATCTGGCCGTCGGTCATGAACGCGCCAGTGAAGTCCCGGGGGTAGCCATCGACGAGGGTTGACCCGGGAGCAACCGGTGGAACAGCGGCGCTCAGCACGGCCAAGCCCAGGAACAGGGTGCCCGTGGCGGCGATCTTGTGGTCGTTGCCAGCGCCAGCCACACGGAAGCCAGGCGCGCCGAAGACGATTCCTTCAGCGTTCGAGACGGTGCGGCTGATCTTGTTGCACTTCTCTTCGTTGGCGACCAGGCCTGGCACGCCTTTGGCCGGGGCGTTGGTGTAAGTGGTTTGGTAAGTAGCCATTGCTGTGCTCCTTATGCCTTCGGCAGGTGGGCGGTTTGCATGTCGGCAATCATCTGCAGACGCGCTTTTTCCGATTCGTCGCCGACGGTCTTACCGTCCTGCTGAATCATGTGGTTGCGGAATGGATCGGCGGTCGGATCCTTCGCGGCGTCCTCGACAAGGATTTCGAAGCGCGCATCGATGTAGGCATCAGCCTTGCCTGCCACAGCTGCGTCACCAAGCTTGGCGGTGACCACTGCCTTGCGGATCTCGGCATCAGTCTTGCCGGTGTAGTCGGCGTCGGCGATGGTCTTGGCCTTGGTGAGCAGGTCGGCGCGGGCAGTGACGCGCTTGTCGATATCGGCATCGCTGAGCTGCTTGGCCTTTAGGCCGTCGATCTCGGCGTCTTTCTTCGCCAGTTCGCCATCCTTCAGGGCCAGCGCGGCGGTGTGCGCGTCAGTCAGGGATTTGATGTTTACCCCGGCATCGGCCAGCTGCTTGGTCAGCTTGTCGATCGCCTGGGCGCCTTGGTCGGTCGTCTGGACGGACAGGCCATCAACGATGACCGTACGCAGTGTGTCAGCCATGTCATGGCCTCCTTTGGGGGTGTTTGGTTCGTTGTCACCGATGCGAAGCTGCTCGCCACCCCGAGCGCGATGCTCAAGGCTGAGGTGATTCATTTTCATGGGGCCGAGGAAGCAGTCGTACTGCTCGCCATCGGGGGAAACGCCATCCTGGAACACGACCTCGGCGCCGTAGCCCATGGACAGCTCACGCTTCCCAGCCTCGTAATCCTCGATGGCCTTGGCATCCATCAGCACCAGGGGCACCTTGACGAACTGACCGTCGCGCACGACTTCGCCGCCGGTCTGCCCGATGGCGACGTCCTTCCAGTTCTTGGAGGTGACGCCATCGCCGCCAGGGTGGCCGTTGGTCATGGGCCGGTATGCGTAGGAGTGCATCGCATCCTTGTGGAACACGGCGCTTTCAGGCCGGTACACACGCACGATTGGCTTGTCGCGCAGTCCGTGCTCGTTGTCGGGGTCAATCTCAGTGCCGAGGTAATCCTGAATGCCAGTTCGCGCCACTCGCGCCTCGGCCACCAGATAGCCGTCCTCGGTGCGCCGTACGCCAGTGATGGGCACGGAGTCGGTGAAGATCATTGGGCGAGCTCCTCGAAGATCTCCGGGCCAAGTTCAATCTTCCCGCGATACGGCTGTACCGCACTCAGGTCGACCGAGCCAGGCTCGTAGGTGAAAGTGATGTGAGGCTGGTAGTCAGGCCAGTCCCATGAAGCGCCCGCCTCGACGATGGAGACGTGCCGCCACGACAGCTCGGAGCTGTTGAACAGCAACACCACAGCGCCTTCGCCGAACTTGTCGATCAGCCTTGCGCCACCTGGTGCGATCTTGAGCTGGCCATTGCCGTCGCCCGACCACGACTCGCCAACCTTCATCCAGTCAACCGGTGACCGGCTGTAGGCGATGGTGACGTGCAGGTCTTCCGCCGGCAGTGTCGACTCAAATCCTTGCGCCTTGGCCCAGGCGATGATGTCGGCGCCGTTGGTGACCTTTCTGGACACATATAGCGTTCGCGGGGAAGCGTCAGTAACCACCTTTTTCTGTGATGGGGCGCCTGAAGCAGGCTCAGGCAGATCATCACCCTCCTCATCCTCTGGCAGCTCGCTACCGAACTTCTCGATAGCGGCCTCCAGACCCGGCATGACGCTCAGCTCCACCAGCAGGTTCACCGCGGAGGCGGACAGGGCGTCCTCGGGGAACAGGCCTGATTCCTTCAGCGCCTTGATGGTTTCCGCCGTGGTCTTGCCGATGTCTGCCCGCTCTTTGGCCGTGGCCTGCCACAGTGGCGCCCAGACGTAGTGAATCTCCTTCGGCCGGCTGCCCAGGGCAGAACGGATAAGGCACTCGTCCAGCACGCTCATGGCCGGCTTGATCTCCAGCTTCTGGCGCGAGGCGACGTTGTCGTAGTAGTTGCGAGTGTTCTCCTCGCCGTTGGCGCCAAGGCCCGTGGAGGACTGGCCGAACATGCGCGTGCCAGGGATATCGAACGCACCCGCCACGCCCTGCTCGGTCTTGGCAATCACCTCGGGCAGCGTGCTGAAGCTGGCGGACTTCGAGCTGTGCGTCTCCAACCCGTCGAGGATCAGCGTCCCGTTGATGCCCTTCGCGGTTGCAGCCAGGCGCAAACGCTCCAGCAACTGCCGCTCATAATTCTTGTCCTGCATGCTCGACATCAGGTTGGGGATGTTGATGACGTCGATCTTGGCCTCGTAGACCAGGCTCACCACGTTGGCGACCGTCTCGTCGTAGTGACGCACGGCCGGCATAGCAGCCAGCAGCACCGAGTCGCCCCAGCCGAAGCCGCAACCCACAGCAAGCTCAGGGTCTGGATGTTGCGCACCAATGAAGATGACCAGGCGGGATGGATGAATCTCGACCTCGCTACCAGGGAGACGGTAGGCCTTAGGCTTGCCGAATCGAGGGCTTTGCGGATCCTGCTCGATCTCGGTCGCGCTAAGTTGGCGGCGGGTCATGACGGTGAGGTACTTGATTCCGCCCTTCCCTACGCGCTCTGGGTTCAGCTCGGATGCCGTGTCGCGCTCGCCGGTGCCGATGAATACCGCAGCACCACCGAACAGGCGGGCTTTCAATAGGGCATCCAGAATCTTGCCCTTGACGTTCAGGCGATCCTCTTCGGCTTCGATCAGTTCGATCTGTGCCTTGTCGGCCTGCCAGTTGCGCCAGTTACGGCAGGCGTCCACCGCAGGGATGGTCACGCCCTTCTGCGCAGTCCAGGAGCCACGGAAGGCGTTCAGCAACTGCTGGTCGTCCATTTCCGGTAGCACATAGTGCGAGTGGGATGCCTTGTCGCGCGCAGTACCCAGTCCTGCGACCAGGTTCTGCAGGCTGTCTTTCAGGTAGGTGAGTGCGCTCATTTTTCGCTCACGTTCGCGAGTGTGTAGCTGCCCGCAATCGGGAAGCGCTGGACAATGAAGTAGCCGAGTGCGTCGACCGGGTCTTCAGTGCCGTCCTTGTTGGGTTCGCCTTTTTCGTCGTAGGCCTGTTGCTCCAGCACCTGGGTGGTCACCGGGCAGTTGTCGGTGTTCACCAGGTAGCGGCGCTTCTGATCGATGTTGAGGAACATCGCGTTCACGGCCAGCACCCTGTCCCGAACCATGGGGTTGGACGGGTTGACCATGACCATGAAGCCGGCGGCACGGAGCAGGCTGTGGTCCGACTCGCTCCCGTTGACGCTCTTTCGGTTATTGCCACTGGCATCCGGGTAGACCGTGACGCTATGCCCAGGGAAGCGCCGCTTCAGCTCGACGATCATCGCCGGCGTGTCGAACAGGCTCGTGGCCTCCTCCAGCAGCAGAGGTAGGCCGTCGCGGATGACGTGGATCGTTGCCGCCATCCGGTTGATGTTGAAGTCCATGCCGATGTGCAGCTGCTCGCCAGGTCGAATTGTGGCGTCGGTGTGGTTCTGCTTGCGGCAGAAGCTGGGATAGACACTGCCCGACGTCAGGTTGACGAACAGGCCATCGATGTAGGCGTCCACCAGGTTGGCCGGATACGACTCCTTGAGCGACTTGATGTAGTCCTTCGGCAGGTTCTTGGCGTTCTGCCGCGTCGAAGCGTGCACGATGCCATACAGCGGGCGCTGGCTCGGGTTGGCAGCAAGCTCCTTGATGAACTTGCGATAGACCCAATTGAATCCCTCCGGCGTTGTGGTGACGTCGATTGTGTTCATGTCACGGCCAGGCCACACCGTGGACATCCGCGCAATAATCTTCTTCCAGGCGCTGTCGGCCTTCTTGATCGGCATGCAGTCGATCTCATCGACCAGGGCATGGGCGATGTTGAAACCGACGATGCGGTGCGGGTGCTCCATGCTCTTGCAGACAATCGTCGAGAGGCACCGGCCGCGGTTGTCACGCAGGTACACGCGCTTCTTGCTCGGCACGATGTCGGCGAACAGGCCAAAGGCTTCGGCCACTACCGGCATGGTGTCGTAGAAGATGTCCGCGATCTGCGGGTAGGTCGGAGCGAAATAGCCCTGGGGGATCCCCGGGTTCTCCAGCGCGTTGATGCAGAGCCGCACACAGCCCACAAACGTCTTGCCACTACGGTAGCCGCCGACGAACGCTGAAAACTTCTTGGGGTGGCTGATGAACTCGAACTGCGGCCTATTCAGCTTCAGGGTCGCTTGCATCTTCTACCCCGATGATTACTTGCTTGGGCTCGGGCAGGCCCTGATTCGGGTCCTCCAGTTCGCGCTGTAGCTTCTGGATGTTCAGGCGCTTGATCTCGTCGTCCAGCGATTTGTCCGGCTCAACACGGCGATTGACGAAAGCGTCTCCCATCTCCTTGGCAGCCTGTTCGAGAATCTGCATAGCCAAGCCAATGTTCTTCATTGTCTCGGCCTTTTCCACGAAACGATTCATGGCCCGCAGGCGGTAGGCTCGGTTGGCGATCGGTATCTCGGCGGTCTGCTCACGAAAGCGCTTGCGGGTATCTTCGAACAACGTTACCCAGCGCTTCGCCAGGCCCTTTCCCGACGTTTTCGTAGGGTCGTGCGTCTCAACCTGCTGACGGGTAACCGACACCCCATATTCTTTCTGGACAGCCTCAACAACCTGTGATGGCGTGTCGAAGCACGCCAGGGCCTGAACGATAAAGGCCTTCACGTCGTTTTGAAGGGCTGCCATAGATTCTCATCCGTCCAGAGCCTGTCCAGAATCAGGCCAGCTTGAGCAGACAGGTTCCGCAGGCCCTCGCAATGTTCAATTTCCCCACCTCAGCGGGCTTGTTTGCAGCATCCACCAGCGCTTGAACGTCAGGGCTCGCACCGTAGCGGCGGACCACCCCGACGAACTCTTCCACATCGTGGCCTTGGAGCTTGATCTTCGGCGCGCCGTCTTGGGTGAAGGCTGGTTGACCGTACTTGTCGGTCGCTTGAGCCAGGTGATACAGCTCGTGCTCCAGAAGCGCGCAGAAGTCTAGGTCGCTGCACTGGGCGCAGTAGTCGGCAGCCAGGGTGATGATGAAGCTCGGCACGTCGCCGAACCAATCGCGCATCTGCTGCTCCATCCGCGCCTTCTGCCAGCCGCCAGCGCGGAACGCCACTTGCTCGGCCTGGCCCAGGACTGTGCGGCCCTGCTTGTTGAAGCTCGACGACGCCCACATCACCCTGATGTCTGCATCCAGTAGATGGGCATGGTCTTCGTTGTGAATGCTGCCGGTGTCGGAAAGGATCTCGGTTTGGAGCCACTCCCACACTTCGGGTGCTGGTGTCAGGCGGATGCCGAAGTCGGATAGCTCAGACAGTTCGAGCAGTGACTCGGGCGGCATCGGCCTGTCCATGCGCAATCCTCAATCTTCGATGTCGAGCAGCACATCAATCAGCTTTTGCTCACCCAGGCGCATTGCTCCAAGGCATTGCAGGTCGTCGCACTTGGGCCCGAGCCCGAATACAGTCACCTGGCCTTTCGGGCCAATGATGGTCAGCGCGCCTACGGTGCACTCCGGATGAACGCCAGCGTCAAGGTCATCGGCGATCTTGCGTAGAGTCTTGGCGGCGTCGCGCCATCCCTCACGCTTGAAGTCAATCAGCTTGGCGGTCATACCTTCACCATGATGTGGGTCTGTGCGTGAGCGTGCCCATGGAGCTCGGCGACGATCAGGCCCTGGGGTAGACCGGCGGACCGGGCAGCGTCCACCGCCTTGGCAATGGCGCTATCCAGATCGGTTAGGGCCTTGTTGATGTCCTGGCTCATAGGGAGAGCGTGGCGAAGGCGAGTTACGTTGGACATTCGACCTCCGCAGAACGGAAGGTAATCTCGACTCGACCGTATAGTCGGTGGATAACCACCGCATCCTTGAATTTGTTGACGATGTACTGACCATTTCGGCGAGCGCCTAAGTCGACCCATCCGGCTCGCGCATCGACAGAGATGCAGCAATTGATCACCCTGCCATCCACCTTCACGACCAGAGCCTGGCGCTTACGCTCGTCGAGCTGCAACCATTGGCGATAGCCATACTCACCCTTTCGAGAAGATAACCGAGTGATGCGCTCGGCCAGGTAAAGCGTTGAGCCGTTCGGGTAATAGGCCATCGTGGTCTTCTCGGCTGATGTCGCGACACAATTTTTTGATACGCGAAACGTGTCGCGCATTACTCGGACTGCTCAGGCTGGTCGGCCAGCTTCGGCTGCTTGACCACCCGGGACACTGCAACCGCGATGCCGAGCACCATGTTCACGATGGCGTAGACCATGGGGTCCACATGCCCTTGGAACGATGACCATCCCGTCGCGGCGGCATTGAGCACCACACCGACAATCGCCAACTGCACGCTCGTCATGCGCCAGGCCTTCCGCCATTCAGGGATCAATTTCATGGGTCGTCTTCGCTGCTGGCAGTTTTTCCAGGCTTTCGGCATAGCGCTTCCACTCTCGGGCACTTTTCAGGGCCTCGCGTAGGCGCTCTTCTTGGCCTGGCTGGCATTGTTCGCTGACATATCGGTGTACGGTGATGCGTTGAACCTTAGGCGGCTCCTGGATCGCTTCCTTGTGCACACAGCCCGTGAGCAGAATGAGGACGATCAGCAGGCGATTCACTTGGGTCTACCTGTTTGGACGAGGGCCTTCAGGCTCTCCCCTACCTGGTCGATCTTGAACTCCTGGCGCTGGGTGTTCACGCGGAGGGAATCGACCAACTTGTCCGTCGACTCCCTCGATCGCTCCAACGAGTCAACCCTCTGCCCGATGAGGGCCTGGTTGGTCTGGTAGGCGGCGAGCTGCATCTGGAGTGATCCGAGCGAACCGACCACGTAGACGAACGCACCAATGGCACCGGCCGACAGAATCGTTTGCAGGATCGGAACGACGACCTTGAATGTCGTGCTGTCTGCAATGCGCGAGACTTCAGTCATGGGCGGTACCGGAATAAAAGGGCCGGTGTGATCGGCCAAACGCTGGGGAGCAGCGGCGAAGTTGAATCAGCTCCAGCAGCACTCCCAGCTCGGGGCAATGGGTGTGGTGGAGCCGAAAACGCAAAAACCCGGCGCAATGGCCGGGTTTATTTAGGGATTTGAGTAAGTTGCCGAAGGCAAAACTCTAACAGTGGCGTTACGGTATCACCAGCCGCACGGGAACGCAATAGGCCCTCAAGCGGCCTCGCGCATTTCGTATATCACCGCAGCTATCGGGCTCAGCGCTCGACGGTCCAGATCCTCGCAGCACTCGAAGATCAACTGCAGCACACCACCCCAATCCCGCTCCCAGTTGCATGACTCCAGGCGCACCTCGTAAACCTGCCACATCCAGGCGCGGAACTTCTCGGCGTTGGCAAGCGGGTCCTCGTTGGCCGACTGGCCGCCCTGGTGCATATGGCGGTACCGGCGCAGCACGCCCTTCACCACGTACTCGAGCTTTTCGCGCTTGGCGGCTGTCATCCGTGGCGACCGGCTTTGCACCAGCAGAAACACCACCTCCTCCGCCGCTTCCCGGATGTCGTCGCACTGGGCGGCGGCGTACATGTAATCCCCGAACACGCGGATCTGCGGGTGAAGTCTGGCGATTGCCGACTGGATGTGACCGGCCAGGGCGCCATGGACGGCATGGTTGGCCGTTGGCCCGCGCTCCGTGTTCTGCACCACCACACCGAGCTGCACGACGTCGGAGGTCTGGCCCGGGGCCGGGTTGTAGTTGCAGTCATGCCAAGCCTGGCGCGCTGAGTTGATTTTCATGCTGCGTGGCCCCTCTTCAGTTCGCGGGTCTTGGCCCGGTATTCGGCGGTTATTGCCTTGAGTTCTTCGACGGTGTACTTGCGCGGCTCATGGTCGGCTTCGAGCGCTTCCACCGCCTCCAGGCCGATCCGGGCAATGAGTCCGGCTCGGAATCCCTGGGACACGGTGTATCCCTTCCTGGCGTGCATGTAGGAGCCCGAGTTACAGGCCTTGCATTGGAGCCATATGTTGGACGGGGTCAGCCTTAACTCTGGCCGGGCGCCCTTGCCCATGAAGTGGCCGGCATCGAATGCACCGCCGACCTTCCAGCCCTGGGCCGCGCGGATTTCTTCCTGGCTCAAGCCACAACTGATGCACCCGCTGCCAATGCTCAGCTCGTACGTGCGGCGGTAATCGCGCACGGCCTTCTCTGTATCCTTGAGGTGGTCGGCGCGACTTTTCAGGGCCTCCTTGCGGACCTTGATCTCCCGGCGCTCGACCTGGGCCAAGGACTTGCGGGCGGTTTCTTGGCCCTTCTCCGACTGTGCGTGTGCGATGGCGCAGGCGATCTCCCCACACACGGCTTGGGATTCTCGGGCTGGCGCGTACATCACGCGGCATTCTGGGCAGCGCTTGCGGCGTGGGCCGGCGGACTTGATCGGGGTCTTGCGCAGTAGTGGGGTGCGCTTCATGCTGCCGCCTCCCATTGCTCTGGCATCTGCCCCTTCGGCTCGCTCCAGACCACACCCTTGTCGGCGCCGAAGGCGTACATGCATTCGATAACGTCGCCCAGCTCGGCCACGGTCATGCGCTTGGTGCTCTCGCCCAGCATGACCACGCCGCCGTTGATGCCCTGGGCCATGCGGATCTCCTGGCGGGCGGCTGCGGTCATGAGGGCCTTCCAGTCCTCGCTGTCGAGCTTCTGCATCACGCCATTGACCGGCCAATCGACTTGACGGGAGATATCGCCCAGCATTGCCCACAGCTTGGCGTTCTGCTCCAGGGTGCGGCGGGACTTGACCGGACGGACGATGATCTCGACGGCGCCTGCTGCGGAGAGCTCGGTGGCAAACAGGTAGGCCAGGCGGAATATCTCGCGAATGCGTGAAGGACCGGAGGACCAGAAGTGGCGCGGCTTGTGGATGACGTTGCTCATGGCTTTTTCCTCCAAGGAAGAAAGGCCGCCTGGGCAAGCAATTTCATTTCGGAAAAGTCGCTGCGGTTTTGCCACAGGATCGCGGCGGCATAGACGAATGGCGCGATCGGCAGCATCGCCAGGCAGAACAGCCGCGCCGCTAGGCGGTACTTGATCATCCACGGGCGGACGCCTCTTGGATTGAAGGTCGGGATATTCATGACTGCTCTCCTTTGCCCATGGCGGCGCGACGGCCTTCGTGGAACGCCATTACTTCCTGCATTCCGTTATCCACAGCGACAATCTCGCGGTCGAAGTAGGCCTGGCTGTCAGTCTCCCCTTCTGGCGGCAGCTCACCTGGGCCAGCCAGAGAGTTGTAGATCCACTCCATTGCGGCGGCCGGGCCCTTGCCGTGCTCTTCCTCGATGAGAGCAGAACGCATGGCGAGGATGTAGCGGCCGAATAGCAGGTCCATCTCCTTGATGCGCATGCGCGCTATTTCGTAACCAGCCTTCAGCTCAGCATTCACCTGCTCGTAGGCTTGGTAGCCGGTTTTGAGGCCGGCGATTTCGGCGCGAAGCTGCTCACCGACCTCTTTGTTGTGCTCGGCGACACGCCTGCAATAGTCACGATCCGTGCGCAACTGTTGGTTCTCGGCGATCAAAGTCATGACCACTACGGGGTTTGCCGCGCACAGATATTCAAACTCAGGTCCAGACTGACAGTCGAAATAATCGCCATCAGTAGGCCAGTCTTGGTTTATCTCTGTGAGCTCGTTCAAAGCCGCCTCGGCCAGCCGCTTCAGTTCGTCGTACTGGCTCATAAAATCTCCTTCGGAACGCTCACAGTGTCGCCAAGAGATGAGGCGACGATGGCGCGGCATGCTGCGATCAGGGCCGTTTCTCCATCGCCAGCAGAATTCGTCATGCCGTAACGCTTGGCATGAATTACTGAGCCGGCTCGGAGAATTTCGACTTCAAATTTATCGATCAGTGGTCCGCCCAAAACCCAGTCGGTGGATGGCCTGTAAAGGCCCTTGATCAGCCCGCTCTTGCTGCCGATGAAAACTTTTTCCGAAAACTCACCGTTGACGGTTACTTTCACGCCTTCCACTTGAGCCACAGCCCAATCCAGAGCCGGGCCTGACAGGTCTTGCGCCTTCACCTCAACAAATTCGGTCATTTCTTCACCTCGGTAATCTCGGTGCATTTGAATACGCGCTTACCAACGAAAAATGAGCCGAGACGGTCGCATTCGGTAGCGATGGAGTAGTGAGCGTTTCCCCAGCCAAGGGAGTAGCCGACAAACAAAGCGAGCAATACCCAAAATGCTGTGCTCATGTCCGCCTCTCCTGCGCTTCTGCGATCAATGCCATGCGCTCCAGGCGCTCTGTGGCTTGGCTGGCGAGGTTGGCGCCATCAGCCTCATCCACCACCGGCATACACACGAAACGGATTCCGTGCCTGACCATGGTGTTGGCTACCTCAAGGGCTTGGCGTAGCTGTACTGGGGATGCTCGTTTCATGACGAATGCTCCGCGCCGATCAGTGGCTCGCGCTTGATGTTCATTTTTGCCAGCAGCAGCTCGCGGGCTGACTTGCCGTCGGCCGGTATGCCTTGCTGGAGGATTCGCGCCTGGGTCTGCTGGTCGGCCAGCTCGTTGGCAAGCTCGAAGGCCGTCTTCTGGCTGTCGTGGCCGATCCCGGTAAGGATCTTTCCGTCCAGCGGCTGGCCTTCCTGGGCGCGACGGATGACGATCGCGTAGTTCCGGTCGAACCGCTCACGGAGGCCTTTGTCTTCCTGCTTGGCGCAGCGCAGGTCGAAGATCCCCGTTTCGTTTGCGGCGATCCGCACGGCGTCGTGGCTGTAGACGCCCATAAGCGCCTCCATCCAGGCCTCAGCGGTCGCAGGCATGCCGAACGCTTCAGGCCCTGGCGTGCACCACCCAATGAACTGGCCGATGCTTGGGGCGAATGGTGAACCGCTCCGGCGGCATTCCTCGATCCCGTACCGAACCTGCTCGATGTTGCTGATGCGGGCGTCGATGAATCCCTTGGTCCAACTACGCTGAGCTGCTTTCAGGGCCTTGTCGTCCGGCCAAGCCTGTTTCCAGGCCGGGAAGATGGCCTGCATTTGGCGGAAAATCTTCTCGACGATGGCGCCGGTCTGATCGTCAACCACTCCAAGAGGCTGGATTGCCTCAGGGAGGCGCTGCATGGTGGTCAGGGCGCGCGCGGCGCCCTCAAGCATCTGGTTGGCTCGCTTCATAGATCATCACCCGTCTCAGAGCGCCAGGACGTGTCGTAGAAGTCGGGACCGCTTGATTGGCGATTACCGCCAGCCACAACCTTTTCCGGGAACAGGCCGGTCCATCCATTGCTGATGGACTGGTTGATCACGGCGTCAGGGTCGTGGTGGCCTGCCAGGGTCTTGGCTTGTTTGGCGCAGGTGGTGGCGGTGAGAGCCTTTCGGATCTCCTTTCGATGTTGGCACCAGTCGGCCCAGGCCGATTCAGTAACGTTCGATGGCTTGGCGGTCAGCGGGTCGAACTTTTGAGCCTTCTTTTTCGTGGCGGCGGGAGCTTTAGCGACCGCACGCTCTACTGGTTCAATGACTGGTTCAAAAGAGTGACTGGTTCTGGTGCTTTCTGGGCCTACACCCCCTGTAGGCTGTGGGCCTACACCTGTGCTTTTTGGGCCTACAGGGGTGCTTTCTGGGCCTACAGGGGTGCTTTCTGGGCCTACACCCCCAAGGGTCAAAAAATACAGATTCGACGAGTTGCCTTTTGGGCCGTCGCGATTCTCAATCCTGAGCAGGCGCTGCTCTTCCAAGTTCTTGATATGTTTGCGAACAGTGCTACGGTCTATCTCGCATTGGTCGGCAATATGCTGATACGACGGCCAGCATTCGCCAGTGTCGTTCGCATTGTCGGCCAGCTTGATCAGGACCAACTTACGCAGCGGGTTTCCAACCCTAGTCTTCATGGCCTTGACCATCAGTTCCATGCTCATTGCAATGTCTCCCATTCCGGGAAGCAATCACCGCTCAGGAGCTTGCTGACGGCCATGTCTCGGATCGACTGTGGGTTGATGCCAGTCAGTCGGCGAATCAGCACCTTGGAAGCCAGGACCGCCGTCATCAGCTCAAATCGAGCGTCACTTGTGCAGTCCGGGCACTTGGATTCCTCGGAGTCCAGATACACACTCATGGCAAAATCGCTTTTGTCCCACGCCATGAAGGCCAGTTGGTCGTTGGTGAACTGTTCCATGTAGGCGTCGTCAATGACGGTCGGCTTGATCGTTGACTTGCTCATGCACCACCCCCGAGCAAGTCAGCATCACGGCGCGCCCAAAGGGCCTGGAGCTTGGTCAGGCCCTTTCCAGTAACGCGAGGCGTGGAAACGGTCGTCTTGCCGTTCTCGGGATGTTCGAAGGTGCTGAGCTTCGCAGTCAGGTAGCCGGACTCAATAGGGCCTTGCATTGGCTCGTTCTTGCGGAGAGTTACCCAACGACGCTGGCGCAGGAATGCCATGAGGCGGTTCTGGCCGGTGCCGATCAGCTTGGCGGCCTCGGCCACCGAGTAGGTTTCGTGGGTGACGGTCACCGCATCGAAGAAAGCGGCCTTCGGCGCGTCAGCAGCGACCTTCTGCTCGAGCATCAGGTTTTCGTGGGAAAGCTCGGTGTTGTCGGCCTCCAGGGATACGACCTTGCGGACGTTGTCGGTCAGCAGGGCCAGAAGAACCTTTGGGTCGTTGAGGCTGGCGATGTCGAAGGCCGGCTTCGATGCTGCGTGCTCAAGCTCTGCCAGACGCAAAATGACGCGATGGCGCAAAGGAATGCTGTATCCAGTGAGCAGCGTCTCGGTGAGTTCTTTGTTCAGATGAAACTCGGCGGTGTACCCCCGTGCATCCTTGTCTTCATGGACATGGCGCAGATCTGCGCCATCTTTTTTCAGCGCGGAAACCATGACGCGGATGTCTCGAATGACATCCTTGTGTTGCTTTCCGGTTAGATCGGCAATCTCCAAACTACTCATGGAAACTGGCGACACGTTTTCAGATCCAGCGAATCGTGTCGCGACATTGGCCGGGGTATTGCCGGCATTGATTGAACTGTGCATAATCAGCTCCAGAACGTTGTATTAAGTGCTGCACAAGAAGCCACCCTTGCCCGGTGGCTTTTTTGTGCGTCCGATTTACTGCTTGGTTGTTTCACTGGCAGATCCTCAATAGTCCCTAGGGGACTTATCAGCCCTTGCGCCCTATGGAAGCGACGTTGCTGCGGCTTTTTGGCGGGCGCGTCATTCGATCAAGCGCCCGATTCATGATTGATGCGGCCATCTCTTCTGGTGTTAACCCGTTGCGTCTGGCCAGTAGCTCCAGATCAGCGAGTCCCTGCCAGTCGAGCTGGATTTCCAGCGGCTTTCTTTCAGGCACAGGGCCTCCTCGGCAACTTCAGGCCACGTCTGTTTTCGCGTTAAGCTCTTCCATCATCTGGTTCAGGCCTCGCTCAAGGATTTCTCGGGCGAGAACGGCTTTCTGCGTGCGCTGGAAGCGGGCCATGGCGGTCAGCAGATCGTCGGCCACCTCGTCCAGGCGAACCTTGGTGGGTTTGTCGTGCATGTGGCTTGGGTCGAAGTGCATCGTTTTTGGCTCCTTTGAGCATGCAAGGTGGTTAAGCGGCGTTTTTCTTTGGGTGCGCCTCGGCAAGCAGCCAGGCTGATTCGAACGGCTTGCCATTGGAGGCGGCCAGTTCGGCAATTTTTTGGGCGTATTGGGTTTCACCGGTGTACTCGGTGCGCGGCAATGCGTCCGCTACGAGCCACTTGTAGATGGCGCGTGGGGTCTTTCCGCAGGCCAGGGCAACCGCTGGAACACCGCCGGCGTCGTCGATTGATTTCTTGAGCGGCCGCATAGAGCCTCCGAGTGGAATATGAACTTACGGTACATATTATGTCGGAACTGAAAGTACATGCAAGCGCATGTGAAAATGTACCCATGGTTCAAATAGAAGATTTGCGCGCAGCTTTCGTCGGCCGTCTGAAAAGGGCTTTGGCGGAAAAGGAGATCCCCGAATGGGGCGCAGGCGCTCGCCTGGCGAAAATGGCCGGCGTCACGCCAAAGGCCACCAGCAAGTGGATGAACGGGGAGTCGATGCCCGGCGGGGCAAAGATGTTGGCCGTTGCCAATGCCTTGGGCGTTCGTGTTGAGTGGCTTGAGTACGGTCGCGGCGACATGAGAGAGGCCGTCACCCTCCCCGTCCTAGACGAGCGAGTTCCGCCGAGGGGGTTCGAACTCGAGAACGATCCCAGCTATACCGGAGTTCTCCAGCTCACTGCCCAAGGGTCAACCGGTAGCGGTGAGGACAACACCCACGTTGAGATTCGCGGGGTTATGGCGTTCAAATCGTCCTGGCTTCGAGCCAACAACCTGAACCAGCGACACCTGGACGTCATCTATGCGAACGGCCACAGCATGGACCCGACCATCAACGATGGTGACGTGTTGCTGGTGGACGAGTCAAAGATCGAACCGAAGGACGGCCAGATATTCGCCATGCAGAGCGTGACTAAGGGAACGATCGTGAAACGCCTGGTGAAGTCCGACATTGGCGGCTGGATCATCCGCAGCGACAACCCGGACAAAACCCGATACGGCGATGAGACTCTGCGCGACGGGGAAATAAACGAGGTCCGTATTATCGGGCGCGTAGTTTGGCGCGGCGGTATGCTTTAGGCTCCCTGCCTGATATCAATCCCCGATGTGTAGGCCCCTGCGCGCAGAGGGGCAAATTCTCCACAGTTGATTACTCCCTTCTGTCCGCGTGCCGTGTTCCATCCATCCATGTACAGGCTGACTACGGCGGAGCGCTTTACCATGGGCGATGACTCGATTCTGTCTTGCAGCCTGAGCCACTTAGGAAAATCTCCCTCGTTCAACCCGTTCTTGAAGTCAGAGCATCCAGAGAGCCATAGCTCCTCTGCCTGAGCGCTGGCCTGTCGAGCTGTGATTTGAGTGCTGATTTGCTCGGCCATCAAATCCGTAGCTGATAGCGCGATATGCGCAGAAAGCGCAGCCGCTGCAACCTTCTTCCACATTGTCCATCCTCCATTTTCCTAAATCTTACCTCCGTATTCCCGCCGCCGAGTGGGCTTTTTTGTGCCTTCGATAAAAATATGTACTTTTGGTACTTGACCGATGTGAACCATTGGTACATATTTGCTCCATCGAGACGCCACAGCGACTCGCCAGGGCCTCAACAGCCCCACCGCTCTTTAACAGCTCAGGATCCTCGCCATCGACTACCCCGGGTTTCATCCGGTAAGTGCGAGCAACAAATAGTCGATGCCATGCCAGCTCTGGAACTGGCCGTGCTCACCAGATGTGAGTACGCGAAACCACGCAAGCCGATCTGCGAAGAACACCAGTCACGAAATGTGTGACGCAGATTAGAGATATGAATCGGGCGATGCGCGTGGTGGAGATGAAATACCAAATTCAAGAATTAGCGATCCCGATAGCCTCGGCTGGGATCGCCGGACCTCATGCACCCTGCCCTACTCAGTCGGGCACAACGCGCTGCAGCGTGCATGTTGTAAGGACCTTTGATCCGACGCCTATAGATGCTGATTGAGGCGGAGGGGAGGAAGCGCAACGCCCAAACCACGAAGACGACCGGCCAGCCCTGCAATCAGCAGCGGGTAACTGGCCAACACCGCTGACGCAACAAACCCAGGCCGTCGCCAGTAGCGGGCCTGGGCACCACAGATTTCCTCGATGACCTTGGCGACAGGGTCATCCGGAAAATCAACCGAACAGAGGTGTGCGACATGAAAGCCTTGAACCTCGGCAACAACGAAACGATCAGCCGCGGTGTGTTCCGCGAAACCGACGGCACCTTCACCGCAATGACGTTCAGCGCGAGCAAGAACTTCAAAACTGAGGCCGGTGCCCAGCGCTGGCTTGCAAAGCGGCCATGAGCTGCAAGCTGTGTGGCGGGAACAACACATCTTCCTTCGGGGCTGAGCATATCTACTGCCATGTGTGCGGCGGTCACGAATACGAAGGCCTGCTGATAGAAAAGAAAGATTGGGAGGACTGGGTAAATGAGCGAGTTGATACCCCTGCAGGCCGCCCAGCAAATGCAGATGTTCAGTCTGACCGGCAGAGCGCCCTGCCCTTGGTGTAGAGGCGTGAAGCTCAGCCAGATAACGCATGTTGCTGACGATGGCACGCACACCCCTATATCTCTGCTCTGCGACACATGCGGAGCAACAGGCCCTACAGCGGCAACCCATGAGCAGATGGCTGCGCTTTGGGATTCACGCAATTGAACAGGAGAACCTAAATGCAAAAGCTCACCCAGCGCGAACAGATGGCTTATTCCACCATTGCCAAGCTCGAAGCTGAAGTCGCAAGGCTTCTAGCGAGGATTGCTGAGCTTGAATCTGCCGCATAACCCAACAACCAGCGCCACGACAGCCTGTCGTTAACTGCCCGATCCTCTCTATGAGAGCGCATCGGGAAGTGATTCAGCAAAGCAAGGCACTCCACTCGTAATGGGGCCAGCCACTGAGAACGCCGTACAGAACGCGGCGCAGGCAATGCCAGAGGTAGCTCCTCGCGAATCACTTCACCGATGCGGACGACCAATACCGCTACGCGGCCACCTGCATCGAACCCAAACCGGAGATCACCATGCTCCTACTGTTCCTGATCGGCGCAGCGCTCAGCCATGCGCGGCCAGAACCGCCACCTGATGACGGCCTGCCAACCGGTCCACTGCGCGCGCACGACGAGCGCTGGCGATGTACGGAGGGTCAGCGTTCGTTCTGGCGCGCGCTGCCCCGATCAAAATACTCAAGCTGACGCTGCATCATTCGAAAAGGCCTTTCTGTCCAGTTGGGCCTTTTCACTTCCCCGACCAATCCCGCATGCACATGACACCGCGCCCCACGGCAACCAGCGGAAGGATCGTGTGCAGCCGGAATTTGTTGGATTAACCAGATGGAGAGAGTCATGAGCAGAGAAGACGGAGGCCCTGCCTTCCCGGTCGCGGACTACGACCACATGATTTTTCAGCCGTGGACAGTCGCCGAAACGAAGCGTGATCTGTCCGGCATGAGCCTGCGTGACTACTTCGCGGCCAAGGCCATGCAGGCAATGATCGCTAACAACTGGCCCATCACTGGCGACGACGGACTACGGACTTCGGTTGTTGCTTTCCGCATGGCCGACGACATGCTCGCCGCCCGTTCCGCCTAACCCCAAACACTTGAGGTCGCCATGAGCGATTGGAAGGACATTGTGACGGCGCCCATGGATGGCACAGAGATTCTTCTGGCGTCCATCGGGCAGACATTCGACGGCGTTCCGTTGCCTCCTCGCGTGACCCTTGGGCATTACACGGTTGGCGACGAGCTGATCCGGGATGCTGGCGACTGTGGTGGGGCCTGCCGCTGTCCGGAGTACGAAGAAATCGAACCATTCTGGATGTCGTGGGATGGCGGATTCACTGATGAGAATCCACCGACTCACTGGCAGCCACTCCCCCCACCGCCCACCGACTGACCCGCCACCCTGGAGGCAACCATGAACGCAGCACTGAAGATTTGTCAGGCCATGCACGACGGCCAGTTGCCTCCGATGGTGAGCGAGAGCCCTCGGGAGGTTGCTCGGGCTGAGTGGATTGAAAACGGCGTCGAGCAGCTCGTTGATTTTTGCAGTGACGTGAAGTTCAAGCGCCAGGGCCATCCGCAACAGGGCGTAACCTTCAAGCGATTCGCCGAAGAGGTCGAGCAGTTCGCGATTAGCAGCACCTGCCGAAACCCAAGCGCCATTGGCGAAATGATCATCGGCATTATCGTGGGCAGCTCTGTAGCTCGAGGCGGGGCGTTTGACCTGATGGCCGTGCCGGACCCTAAGGAACGGCTGCGAGTCATTGCCAGGCGCTTACTCAGCCCCCTTGCCGATGACGCTCTGATCGCCCAGGCAGAGGACGACGAACTGTGAAAAATCCACTCGCAACATCCCGCCTGGATCTGGAAATCGCAAAAATGGCCCGGTCCTGTACGCCAATCCCAGACCGCACCTTCGTTATGGGCATGATCGAGCTTGCCGAGTTTGTCGGCCTGATCAATCGCCACGAAGCCAATGCCTACCGCGACAAGCTGGACTTGAAGTTCTGCGAGCGCAACGACTACCTCAAGAGGGTTTCGCCATGACCACGCCCATCGTGAAATCGCTGATCGACGAGCAAATCGAAGAGCTGCCCGCCGACCGCATGATCCTGGCCTTCACCCACGAAAAGTGGCTGGGTGCCCTGTCGCTGGCGCATGACGCCGGCATCCCGAACGTGCATGCATGGAGTGGCCGGGCCTGCCTGTGTGGTGAGTGGACTGTTGCTTATGCCGTGAAGGTGACGCCATGAAAGTCATGTACTGGATCCTCGGCACCGCCGTTCTCCTGATCATGCTCGAACACATGACCCAGCAAGAGGGCCGCGGGGTATGCCAGCCGCCTCAGCTGTCCCAGGTGCTGCGGTGACTGCCCGTCAGCAGTATCGGCGCCGAGCCATTCGCTGGACCTCGGCAGCCGTCGGCCTGACCTTCTACACCATCGTGTTACTCGGCCCCGCTCTCGGCGGCCTGATCACTCAATAAACCTTCCACAGCGCCCCTCTCCGGTGGCGCGGAGAACAGTCATGTCCAATGATCTGGCGCTCGTCACGGGCGACATCTACGCCTGCCGTGACGCCTTCCTAGCCGTCCAGGCCGAGCCGAGCCTGAACTTCGACCGTGAGGCTAGCTTCGCCATCCAGATCCTGGAAGGCAACAGCTACACGCTCAAGGTGGCCTTGCAGAACCGCCAGGCCGTAATTGATGCGGTAACCAACATCGCTTCCATAGGCCTAAGCCTGAACCCGGCGAAGAAGCAGGCCTACTTTGTCCCTCGCAAAGGAAAGATCTGTCTCGATATCTCCTACATGGGATTGATGGACCTGGCGATGGCTACCGGCTCCGTACGCTGGGGCCAGGCGAAGCTGGTCTACGAGAACGATGTTTTCGAGCTGAACGGCGTTGACCAGGCGCCGACGCACAAGACCAAGCCGTTCTCCACGGATCGCGGCCCAGTGGTTGGCGTCTACGTGGTCGTTAAAACAGCCGAAGGGGATTACCTCACCCACCCCATGAGCATGAACGAGGTCATCGCCATTCGTGATCGCTCCGAGGCGTGGAAGGCCTACGTCAAGGACAACTCGAAGGTCTGCCCATGGGTAACCGATCCTGGCGAAATGACCAAGAAGACGTGCGTGAAGCAGGCCTACAAGTACTGGCCGAAGACCGACCGTCTGGAAAAAGCGATCCACTATCTCAACACCGAGACGGACGAAGGCCTCAGCCAGATCAAGCCAGTTCAGCATGGCGATGAAGAGGTGACCCTTCGCTGGATTGAGAAGGCTGCCGCCTGCAAGGACCTGGCATCACTCCAGTCCACATGGACCGAAGGCGTAAGCGCTTTCAAGGAGGCCAAGGACGTCGCCGGGTATGAGCGGTTCAAGTCGGCAGTAAATGCCAGAAAGGCTGTGCTGGAATCTCCGGCACCTAGCGCAGGAGAGGCAGCATGAACCTCATCGAATGCGAACAGGGTAGTGAGCAGTGGCACAGGGCCCGAGCCGGCTGCATCACCGCCAGCATGTTCACGGTGGCCCGATCCCGCGTCGGCGGCCTGGACGATAAGCAAGCGATGTACGTCGCCGCTGTACAGGCTGGCATGAACGAGAAGGAGGCAATGGCCGAGGCCGGGTACAAGGCCGCGCCCAAGGCTGAATCGGTGCGCCTGGCGCTGCTGGGCCAGCCAGTTGGGCAGCCAACCGAGGCAGCGATGAATTACGCCTTCGGCCTGGCCGTCGAGCGCATCAGCGGCGAACCGCTGGATGGCGGGTTCGAGACATGGCAGATGAAGCGCGGCCATGAACTTGAGCCCATGGCCCGCATGGAGCATGAAATCCAAACCGGCCTCATGGTTCAGCGCGCCGGTTTCGTCACCACCGATGACGGCGCGTTCGGCGCCAGTGCCGACGGTCTGATCGGCGAAGAGGGCGGTAGCGAATACAAGTGCTTCCTGGCCCCGGACAAGCTGCGCGCCTTTCACATCGACAACGACGCTAGCGGGATCATGGATCAGGTCCAGGGCTGTATGTGGATCACTGGCCGCAAGTTCTGGCATGTGGGCATGTACTGCCCCGCGCTGGAAATCGTCGGCCGGCAGCTCTGGTGGAAAGAGTTCCAGCGCGACGACGACTACATCGAAAAGCTCGAAGAAGATCTCTGGCAGTTCAAGCTGCTGGTGGACGACTACGAGCAGAAGCTGAGGAGCAAAGCAGCATGATCAGCAACCACCTCAGCCTGGTCGAGCATCATCGGCCACTGGCAGATTCCATTTCCGAGCGGATCGCCCAGTTCCTGGCGGCTAACGGAAAGATCGAGCAACTTGAAAGCCCGCCGATCAATCCAGAACCCGCCAAGCGCTCCAACAAAATAGACCCTGAAACGGTCCTCAAGCGCAAGCCACGGCCTCTGTCTCTGGCTGAGCGCCGCGCCCTACGCAAGATGGCGGATTCGCTATGAAGTCGAAACGCAAACCCAATAACGGCTTTGCCCGGGCCGAACGTAGTTGCCGGGCGCTGCTGCGCACCAATCACGTCGCGGTCGTGAACATCGACCCCAACGGCAGCCAGGTCATGGTGAACTGGAAGAGTTGCCGCCAGATCCGCAGCCTGGCGGTCGCCAATGCCATCTTCGACTTCTCCTACCACTGGACGATCTACATCGCCGCCATGTGTCGAGACGAGCGCGGCGCCGAGTACATCAAGTCGGTGGAGATCTCGCCGGATGGCATGTACAAGGTCGAGCGCCTGACCGACGCCATCGAGCATTACTACCTGGAACTGCGCAACAGCGCGAACCCCAACCACCTGGTGGCTTCGGGCTGGATCGCCATTCCAGACGAGATTTCGATGGATGAGGCCCAGGCCGCGAAACTGTTCTACGCCGTCGGCGCCTGGCACCAGGTGAAGGTAGCAGCGTGAGACGTTTCCGCACCCAACAACGCAAACGACAGACATGGCTGGCACTGCCGGCCAGTGGAATCGAAGGAGTAGGCCATGGCGAAGACCGGGGCAGAACGATCAGCCAAAGCAGCAGCAAAGCGGATCGAGTTCGACGAGAAGGAATTGCGGCACCGCTGCCGTCTCGGCACTCGGCAGACCTTGGAAACGCTCATGGACTGGACCGAGGATACCGAACAGGCATCAGTGATTGAGGCCTGCTTGCGGTATGTGCACTCGCTTGGGCGAGAAGGCGCACGAAAGGCACTGAGTCCGCGCCACGGGATTGTGATTAGCGAAAACGTGGCGCGCGAATTTCACAATCAAAGCCTGCTGGAAATTCGCAAGGACCCAGGCGACGAGGTTTTTATTCCTGAATCCGGTCAAAGTATTTGACGGTCCAGCCCTGGGCGGACTCAAGAGCCTCTTCTCTGCTCGGCCAATCACCTCGCAGGGTAAATAAGCGCTCCTCTCCTTCTTCATCTTGAAGCTTCGCATCGATATCGACTCCGCCAACCCGGCCTGTAGCCACGTTCATGCGATAGGTGAAGCGAATCTGCCTATCACGAAACTGGAAGGCATTCGATGGGTATTGCGGCCCTTCAAGCGGAACAAACATGTCGCTCTCCTTGATCCGGCCTCATGCCGGGCCATCAACCAATAGCCCACAAACTCGAATCACGCCAACCGGCGAGGATCCCGCATGGAAATTACCTACGGCTCGGTCTGCTCGGGCATCGAGGCGGCGACGCTTGCATGGAAGCCGCTCGGCATGCGGGCCGCCTGGTTCGCCGAGATTGAGGCATTCCCTTCGGCAGTCCTGGCCCACCACTACCCCAACACGCCGAACCTTGGCGACATGACGAAGCTCGGGGCCCTGGTGCTGGCCGGCAAGATTCCGGCACCCGACGTGCTGGTTGGCGGCACCCCATGCCAGGCCTTCAGCGTGGCCGGGATGCGCGAAGGCCTCACCGATCCCCGCGGCGCCCTCACCATCAAATACGTGGAGCTTGCAGATGCAGTTGACTATGTTCGCGCCGGCCAGCGAAAGCCCGCCAGCGTCATCGTCTGGGAGAACGTCCCCGGCGTCCTCAGCGACAAAGGCAACGCCTTCGGATGCTTTCTTGGCGCGCTTGCTGGGGAAGACTGCGAACTGCAGCCTTCAGGGAAGAAATGGCCGAACGCTGGTTGTGTGTATGGACCCAAAAGAACAATCGCGTGGCGGGTCCTGGACGCCCAATATTTCGGACTGGCCCAACGACGCCGCCGTGTGTTCGTTGTCGCAAGTGCTCGAGACGGATTCGATCCCACCGAGGTACTTTTTGAGCGAGAAGGCCTGCGCCGGGATACTGCGCCGGGCCGAGGCCAGGGGAAGGACGTTACCGGAACAGCTCCTTTCGGCCCTGCGCTCCAGTGCGGAGAAGGATGCGAGTACGTCTTCCCCGACCACCTAGGTGCCTACGGCTGTCCGAGCTGCGAAGGCGACTTCGGTCCAGCGGTATCGATGTTCGGCGGCATCCCTGCCTTCGGCGCCGGGCGCATGTCAGGATCCATCGAGAAAGCCGGCACCCTCACCCACCATGAGGGCCGCAACGATCTGGACAGCGAAACGTTCTTTGTTCAGTCGACCCATGAAACTGTCGGGACGCTCGCAGGCACATCACCTGGCGGCGGATGGCGAATTGGCGCGGATGAAGCGGCGGCCGGGCACTTGATCGCGGGCACACTGAATGCGAACGGCAAGGCCGCTGGCAGTGCGACCAATCAGGATGCCGAATCAGGCTTACTGGTGGCTGTATGCATTACCGGCGATATCACCCACACGCTGAAAGCTGAGGGCTTCGACGGTAGCGAGGATGGTACAGGCCGAGGTCAACCGATCGTGTCGGTCCTGCGCGGGATCAGCGAATACGGCCCGGGCCTCCCGTGCCTTCGTCAAAGCTCCGGTGATGCTGGGGGTGGCAGCGAGGCTTTAGTCTCGTCGAGCAGTGTCAGGCGCCTGGTGCCAGTCGAATGCGAACGCCTCCAAGGCATGCCCGACGACTACACGCTGATCCCCTGGCGCGGCAAGCCCGCCGAGGCGTGCCCAGACGGACCGCGCTACAAGGCCATCGGAAATTCCAAAGCGGTTCCTGTGGTCCGTTGGATCGGCCGGCGCATCATCAAGCAGATCGAGCCCAGCCCGTATAGCTGACCTTCTCCCCCACTCCACCGCCCGGGCATGCCCCGGCAAGGTAAATCATCGTGATCCGCCAATACCGATTCAGCGAGCTCATGGCCCGCCTGACCAGCGAGCAGTGGACGGTCATCCAGGATGATCGAGGCAATTTCCTGTTTATGCATTCAGCCTACAAAAGCCGGAGGTTGTGATGGTCTGGCTATTGGTTTTTGTGCTGGCCCTCAACGCGGCAGTTGCCTATGCCGCCTACAAATTCAGCGTTAAGCCCCAGGAGGGTGTATGGAAAGCGTGAAGCGGTGGGAGCCAAGAAACACGTCACTAGGTTACGACATGCAGCCCAAGCTGGACGGGGCGTTCGTACTGGCTTGCGACTTCGACCGGATTAAAGCCGAGAACCTAGCCCTGCAGCTGCGCCTGAACGCAGCGGATCAGCGGAACGACGAGCTCGGCGCCTCGTTGAAGGATTTGATCAGCGCCGTACGGTCAATCAACCGCAGCCCTGCTTACAAGGTCAAGGTTATTGGCGACGATGAGCCGCAGTATCGTCAGCGAAAGGAGTGGATCGACTGGGTCCTGGAGCTTTGCGAAAAAGCCTCCGCTGGGTTGGAGCAGCCCGCGCCGGTAGCGGTGGTGATGCCTGATCTGGACGATCATGATCGTTCCGGGCAGAACTATTGGGCTGACCAGGCCGCGCAAGGAAAACCCTACGAGCAGCAGCTGCGGGAAGCGTGCGAGCGCAACGGAATTGACCCAGGCCTCGACGACGAATAATCCGGCAGTAACCCCTCCCCCTTCAAAGTCAGCCGCTATAGCGGCAAGGACGAACTCGCATGAAAAAAATGTACTGGATCCTCCGCGCCGCTCTGTACATGCGCAGCGTCATGGGTTGGTGGAAGCCGACGGACCTGGTGTTCTGCTGGAAAACCGGCGCAATCATCTACGACAACTATGAGTACGAAGGCCGTCTCAGCGAGATCGGCGAGCCGGCCGAGGAAATGGCCGAGGAACTCAGTTGCTGGTCGGAGTGATGCCATGAGTGATCTGAGCAAGAAACCAAAAGCCAACAATGCGCCGACCTACATGTGCCTCTATCCAGGCTTGGCGGAGATCGCCCGTGCAAACGGTTACGCGTTGGCCGTTCATGGCTCGCTGGCCCGCGATATGGACCTGATTGCTGTTCCATGGACCGACAGCGCGTCAGTTCCGGAACTGGTCATCAGCGCTATTGAATCCACTTTCGGGATCCGCCGCATCGGAGATCTGACCAAGGCGCCTCACGGCCGACTTGTGCAGACCATCGGAATCCAGTTTGGCGAATGCTTCATTGATCTGAGCTTTATGCCGCTGGAGGTGACGCCATGACCGACCACGCCGAACTGAAGCGGCTGGCCGAGGCCGCGCTGGGTGAATGGTACGAATATGGCGAGCTTCGCTGCGAAGACCGTAGCGGTTATATCAACGGCCTGCATCATGACGATGAGTATTTCATTGCTGCCGCCAACCCTGCCGCCGTCCTGGCCCTGATCGCCGAGAACGAAGCGCTCCGCCAAGCCCTCCAGGCCATCACCGCCCAGGTCGAAGGCAACATTCGCCCCACCGTCCGTGACTGCGTGAACAGGCAGAGCAACGTCCAAGACATCTATGGCTACTGCGATCAGATCGAATCGATTGCAGCGGCTGCGATGAAGGAGCCACAGCCATGATCCTCCCCCTGCTCTACATGGCCCACCTGATATATCGGGGGCCCAGGCCATGAACTGGCTTGAACTCCAGGCCCGGCGCTTCCGCCGGCGGTGGCTCGGCGCGACCTACTGCACGATCGAGACCCGAAGCACGCACCAGTTCGAAGTCGCCGGCCAGATCGTCGACATGCGCACGTTCAAGTGCAGCAAGTGCGGCGCCCAGGCTTTCTGGCATCCATTGACCGGCCTCACCTCCTAACCCCAATCCACATACAGCCTGCCGGTGAACGGCGGGCGAGGAACTCCTATGTCTGATGAAAAATCCTTGCTGCGTGATGTGGCGATCGATGCAATCTCCGATATCGCCCAGCGCCTGCCGCTCGACTGCCAAATGTTCCTGGTGGTGTGCCGCCCCGGCAAGGCCGATTTCGACCTGGTGCTGCCATCGCCCGAGGCAAACCTCAACAACGCCCTCGACGCGCTGCGCCGCCAGGGCCTGAGCATTGACGGGGACAACGCCTACAAGCGTGACCTGCTGGACTGCGTTGTCGGTGCCCTGGCCTCGGGCGCGCAAAACTCCAACCCGCCACCGGCCTGGCACTGGGGCCAGCGCTTCTGGGATATCGGCCGAGAGGAGCGCGGACTGCATGAAGAGCTGGTCGCCGCGCTGAAACTCACCCGCGAGAACCTTCGCGCCTGCCAGGGAACCATTCACTTGGCCGGCGGGTTCGATCCCGCCTACGTGGAAGACGCCCAGGCCGCAATGGCGGTGGCCGACGCAGTACTGGCCAAGGCCAGCGCATAACCCCTCACCACCTTCTGCCGCCACGCGCGGCATGGAGCACACCGTGACCATCACGAAGATCATCAAAGGCCCACACCGCTTTGCGGGCATGTGGTAGGTGGTCGCCGACTGCGGCGGCATCAAGCAGCACATGTCCTTCCGCACCGAACAACAGGCACGCCAGATTGCTGTGGGGCAGGACAGCGTGACACTTCATTAAACGTCAGCCGCCGAGCGCGGCGCGGAGCAATAACCCATGGCAAATCGAAGCGCGGCACAGGTCGCGCCCATCCTCCCGCGCTTCATTCGCGCCGGGGACGCTTACGGCTACCTCGGCATGTGCCGGGACGAATTCAACAAAACGGTCCGACCCTACGTGCGCGAATTCCCGATCGGGAAACAGGGCGTCGGCTTCGACCGGCTCGAACTTGATGAGTGGGCCGACCGCTACATCGAGTCGATGGCAATTGAAAAGGCCGCCAATCAGGACAACAATCGCCCTCGCAGCGAGCGCCAGGGCAAGAAGAAAGGAGCAACGCCGTGGCCCAAAAAGCAATCACCGGCCTCCAGCAAATGCCGAACGGCATCTGGAAGATCGACAAAAAGTACAGAGGAGAACGAATTCAAGAGAGTACTGGCACTTGTAACCGCGCCGAAGCAGAGCAGTACCTGATTCACAAGCTGGAGCAGTTGCGCCAGCAGAAGGTGTACGGCGTCCGGCGGGTCAGGACGTGGCGGGAGGCGGCGACTCGCTTCCTGCTAGAAGTGAAGGATCAGGCTTCCATCCACATCTCGGCTACTTATATGGAGCAGCTCGACCCGTTTATTGGCGATATGCCGCTGACCCACATCGACGACGACGCCCTCGCGCCTTACATCCAGTCGAAGCTGAATCCAGCGGCAGGGAAGCCAGTCACCAACCGGACAGTGAATATCGCGCTTCAGCGGGTTATCCGCGTGCTGAACCTCTGCGCGCGAAAGTGGCGTGATGAGGAACGACGGCCGCTGCTGGACGTGGTGCCGATGATTTCCCTGCTGGACGAGAAGACGAACAGCCGAAAGCCCTACCCGCTTTCCTGGGAAGAGCAGTCGATCCTGTTCGCCGAACTCCCGGCGCATCTTCAGACCATGGCTATGTTCAAGGTCAATACGGGTTGCCGGGAGCAGGAAGTTTGTAAGCTACAGTGGAATTGGGAGATTGCGGTACCTGAGCTGGGAACGAGCGTGTTCCTGATACCGGCGGGATTTGGGGGAAGGAGCGCCAGGTCTGGCGTGAAGAACCGAGACGAGCGTCTGGTCGTGATGAATGACGTTGCCAAGTCAGTGATCGAGAAGCAGCGCGGTAAGCATCCGCTCTACGTCTTCCCGTTTGGCAAGCCAGATGGTGATGGGAACGAAACGACGGTTCACCGTATGAACGACTCGGCCTGGAAGAAGGCGCGGATCCGAGCGGCGAAGAAGTGGCAGGAGAAATTCTTGCGGCCGGCACATGACGGCTTTGCCAGAATCCGAATTCACGACTTGAAGCATACCTTTGGGAGAAGGCTGCGTGCGGCAGGCGTGACTGAGGAGGATCGCAAAGCGCTGCTCGGCCACAAGAACGGGAGCATCACCAGCCACTACTCGGCAGCGGAGTTGGATCAGCTCATTGCGGCGGCAAATAAGGTATCAGCAACCGACTCGCGCGCACCAGCGCTGACGATTTTGAAAAGGCGGGAGGCGTGAAGAAAATGCCAGGGTCACTCGGAAAGTCACTATGGCAGAAACAACAAAGCCGCTCGGAAGCGGCTAAGTCATTGAAAAATATGGTCGGGACGGAGTGATTCGAACACTCGACCCCTAGCACCCCATGCTAGTGCGCTACCGGACTGCGCTACGCCCCGACTAGGCGTGAATCTTGTTCCGCTTCT